ATATATCCCCCAGGCAGAGTCAGGGGGGATATATCCCCGAAAACGGGTCAATAAGCCATGACTAGCCACGCAGAAGCCTCAAAGGGTGCAGATACGCCTGAAGTAGCCCCAAATCGGCTGCAAACGGTTTTGGGTAGGGACACAGAGCCGCTTTATGGCCACTCAACACCTAGAATCCACACGCCACTGCGGGATTTACCATCAAAAGGCCATGAGCTCATTGAGTTAGCCGAAAAAATCGGGATTGATCTCATGGATTGGCAAAAGTTTGCTTTGATTGAGAGCCACAAGGTAAAGCCTGATGGCCGTTGGGCAAATCCTATAAATACAATCGTTGTAGCTAGGCAAAACGGAAAGTCATTTTTGATGCAGCTCAGAATCCTGGGCGGGCTTTTCTTGTGGAATGAATCCCTGCAAATCGGGTCAGCCCACCGCCTGTCTACATCCCTGGAACAATTCAGATCACTGGTGGACATCATTGAAGGCAGCGAATTCTTGGCATCTCAGGTGAAGCGCATCCGCTGGACTCATGGCTCTGAGGAGATTGAGACCATGCACAACACCCGCTACATCATCAAGGCAGGTGGGTCTGCAGCTCGTGGTGTATCAAAGCCTGAAACCATCCACCTGGACGAATTGCGCGAGATGACAGACATGGAGAGCTTTGCATCCTTGCGCTACACCTTGATGGCGGCTAAAAATCCTATGATCATGGCCTACACAAATGCTGGTGATGCAAGTTCCGTAGTGCTAAATCAATTCCGTGCCAGGGCGCTCGCTGCCATTGCTGGTGGTGAGGATGACATTGGCTACTTTGAATGGTCAGCACCCACTGATGATGTGACCCTGGAAAATGCGGCCTACTCAAATCCCGCATTAGGCACGACTATCCATGTGGACAATATCCGCGCCGTTTTCAATGATCCGCCTGATGTGGTGCAGACCGAAGTGCTTTGTCGCTGGGTGCAGGCCATCAGCTCATGTGTGGATGCTCAAAAATGGAATGCCTGCGCGGATGACAAGTTTGATTTGGTTGAAGATAAATCCACATGGCTGGGAATTGATCTCTCACCTGATCGTAAGTTTGCAGCCCTAGTGGGCGCACAGCAATTGGATGAGGATGGCACATTTGGTGTCAAGCTCTTGCACACCTGGGATAACGCTCTGCAGCTTGATGACAAAGCCATTGCAAATGACCTGGCCTTTTATGCTCGCAAGTATTCAACCGATTATGTGCTCTATTCAAAGCGCACCGCTGGTGCTGTGGCGGCTCGCCTAGCACCAGCAGGCATCCCAACCTATGACATGGATTCTGTCTACCCACAGGCCTGTGATGAAATGCTGGGATCTATTAACTCAGGCCGATTGCATTACAAACCCAATCCTGAATTGTCCACACAAATGCTTTCAGCTGTGCAATTGCGCAGGGGAGATGGTGGCTGGGTAATTGGACGGCGGGCGAGCGGGTCAGTGGTGTGCGCTAGTGTGGCCACAGCTCTTGTCACTCACTTTGCGACACGCCCACCAACAGACCTTGACATCATGGTCATGTAACGCTACCTGCGCCCGTAAAATGGGGGCATGGGTTTATTCAGCCGCAATGTAGAAGCTGCACAGCTAGACACAGTTGATGCATCTTTGCAGCCGTATTACGGCAATGCAATGGCACTCTTTGGAATTGCTGCAACAACAGCAACCCGCGAAGAAGCAATGACAGTGCCAACAATTTACCGTTCTTGTTCAGTCATGCAGACAATTGGATCATTGCCAATGGTTGCGCGCAACGAAGGCACAGGCGAGCGCGTAGAAGGTCAGCCGCGTGTAATCAATCAGCCTGACCCACGCATCCCAGGTGCAACATTTTGGAGCTGGATTGTCTCAGATTTGTTTTTCCATCCTGTCGCTTATGCTTATGCAACAGAGCGCTATGCAGACACAGGGCGCATCCGCGCAATGGAGCGCATTGCACCTGAGCGCGTAACTATTCAGACAAATGCGCAATCAACTGAAATTACAAATTACATGGTGGACGGCAAGTACATTGACCCTGCCAACCTTGTTGTATTCCCAGGATGCTCTGAGGGTCTACTCTCTCGCGCCGGTCGCACAATCAAAGCTGCAGCGGCTCTTGAATCTGCAGCGCTTGATTTTGCACTCAATCCAAATCCACAAATGGTGGTCAAGTCAAACGGCACATCATTGCCACCTGATCGCGTATCAAAGCTCATGCAGGCGCTCTCTCGCCGCGTAAAGAAATCTTTTGTGTATCTCAACGCTGATGTATCCCTGGACTCATTTGGTTATGATCCAAAGAATTTGCAACTCAATGAAGCCCGCAACTATGTGGCTTTGGAATTGGCTCGCGCCACTGGGATCCCTGCGTACTTTGTAGATGCACAGCAGAGCACATTTACTTATAGCAACGCATTAGACAAGCGCAGGGATCTCATTGATTTTGCTTTCCGTAATTACCTTTCAATCATTGAGCAGCGCATGAGTTTTGCGGATTTTGTGCCTGCAGGCACTGTTGTGCGCTTTGACCTTGATGATTTCTTGCGCGGATCACTATCAGAGCGCATTGCAGCTTACAAAACACTCTTTGAAATCGGTGCTCTTACCGTTGATGAAATACGAGAGGAAGAAGATCTATTACTATGAAAAAACTCACCACATCAATGAAGGTCACAGCTGCCGATTCTGCAGAGCGCACAATCACTGGCACAATCGTGACTTTTGATGAGACAGGCAATACATCAATTGGCAAAACCCAGTTTGCAAAGGGTTCAATTCAGCCAAACCCTGTTTTGCTTAACCTAGAGCATGACAGATCACGCAGAATTGGAAAAACATTGATGATGGATGCCACTGATTCTGAAATTGTGGCTACCTTTAAAATCGCTGAGACCACAGCAGGCACTGATGCTCTTGTAGAAGCAGCAGAGGGTTTGCGTGATGGCTTTTCAGTAGAAGTCTCAATCAATGAATATGAGACACTCAAAGATGGAACAGTCCGCATTTTGGCGGGCGAGCTCACAGGCGTTGCCTTGACATCAGAGCCTGCAATCCGCAGCGCCCGTGTGTCTGAGGTAGCAGCTAGTGAGGATGAAGATTCTGCATCAAATCCTGATGTAGAAGAAACAACAAACGAAGGAGACGAAGTGGACAACACCGTCACACACGCGGAAACCGTTGAGACGGTAGAAGCCGCACAGTCAGTCACAGCAGCTGCAACAGCAGTTGGTGGATTCACAGCAAAGCCACGCATTGAGGTTACAGCTGCAAAGTACATGGAAAGCACAATCAAAGCATCTTTGGGTGACGAAGAAGCAAAGCGCTATGTCATGGCCGCAGATAATACCTCGGACAATGCAGCGTTCAATCCTACGCCGCAAATGACAACCATCATTAACGGTCTCGCAACAATGGTGCGCCCGTCAATTGATGCTATCAGCCGTGGCACATTGCCCTCAGCAGGCCTTACTTTTGAAATTCCTAAGGTAACTGGTCTCCCATCAGCAGCAGCAGCGGATGAGGATGCAGCATTTTCTGAGACAGATCAGGCGAGCTCATTCCTCTCTGTAACTGTCAAGAAATTTGCCTCACAGCAAAAGTTTTCTGTTGAATTGCTGACCCGCTCAAATCCTGCATTTTATGATGAGCTCTACCGTAACATGGTTGCGCAGATGGCAGCAGCGCAGGATGCTTATGTCAATGCAGCACTCATCTCAGGTGCAACAGCTGACGGCACAACAATCACAACATATCCAACAGCTGCAGAGCTTTTGGGCTTTGTGTCTCGTGGTGCAGCATCTGTCTACAATGCAACAAAGGGTCTTCCAAACCCATTTGCAACAAACATCATTGCGAACACATCACAGTGGTCAAACATCATGGGTCTCAATGTAGATGGCCGTCCAATCTACACAGCACAGCAGCCAATGAACGCAGCTGGCGTGGCATCACCACGCTCACTCCGTGGCAATGTCGCTGGGCTTGACCTTTATGTCACACCAAACACAGCAGCTGGAACAGACACAGATGGCTCACTCATCATTGTCAACCCAGATGCTTACACATGGTATGAAGATCCTGCACAGTACACACTCCGCGCAGAATCAACAGCTGACGGGTCAATCACTGTCGGTCTGTATTCATTCGGTGCATGCGCAACAAAGATTGGCGCAGGCGCATTTAAGGTAAATAAGGCTTAATCGCCCAACCACTAATCATGGGCTAGTTCTCCCGATCTAGCCCAGCAGTCGAAAGGATGTCTCATGCCCAGCATTGTCACAGCAACCCAGCTCCGCACAGTGCTGGGCGTGAGCACATCTTTGTATTCTGATGCTTATCTAAACGAAATTGTGAACACTAGCGAGGCCGTAATCTTGCCAATGCTGGTGGCTAACACAACAGCAATTGATTCTTACAAGCTAGTGAGCAATGTGGCTTATTTCTACACATTGCGCCCACATCATTTTGTGGCAGGTCAATCCGTCATAGTCACAGGCCTGCCATCACCTTTTAGCGCCACACACACTGTGGTAACAGCTGGGGATTTCCATTTTTCTGCCGCACTCACAAACGCTGATGTGACTTTGCGCGAAGTAATCCCATCAGGCACAGCAACACTTTTAGGCTACTCAGCCGCTGAGATTTATGCAGGCAATGATGCAATTGAGTCAGCCATCCTGGCTGTATCTGTAGAAGTTTTCCAATCACGCATTGCAGCTGGTGGACAGATTGAGGGTGTGGATTTTGCATCTACGCCTTACCGCATGGGGCGCTCACTAACTAACCGCGTGAGCACTTTGCTCTATCCATATTTGGATGCTGAGGGCTTTGTACAGTGACCGCATCTACCCTTGCAGGTACTAGATCAACCCTGGCGAGCGCTTTCAGCTCATTAGCGGCAACATCTTATGGCTATGTGCCTGAGTCACCAATCCCGCCTGCAATTGTGGTTGTGCCATCCTCACCATACTTGGAAAGCACTCTCATTGGCCGCAGCGTGGTAAAGGTCAAAGTCAATTTTACAATCACAGCAATTGTGCAATACAACAGCAACCCTGCATCCCTGGATAACTTGGAGCAGCTCATCATGGGAATTCTGGCGGCTATTCCGTCAGGGTACGAAGTCGGAAATGTAGAAAAGCCAGTGCCATTGGAAGTAGGAGCATCAACCATGCTCTGTGCTGACATCAATGTCTCTACTTACTACACCCAAACTAACTAAGGAGCAAAAGTGGCAACGACAATCATCACTGGTCGCGATCTCACATTGACGATTGCAACCACAAGCTATGACGCACAAGCGACATCAGCAACTCTTACAAACTCACCAACAATTGAGACCTATCAGACCCTGGACGGCAAGGCTTACAAGCACATTGACGATCAGTGGACATTTGATGTGTCAATGCTTGCTGACTGGGGCGCATCAGGATCACTTTGTGAAGCGCTTTGGACTGCATGCGAGAGCGCACCTAACACCACATTGGCAGTCTCACTCACCGCTGTTTCAGGCGCTGTGTTTGCTTTCAATGTCATGCCAGTATTCCCAGCAGTAGGCGGCACAGCCCCTGATGCTCAGACTGTAGACCTATCATTTACAGTTGTGGGAACACCTACCGAAACATTCAGCTAAACCAACCTAATCGGGAGACAAAATGAAACTACCAATAACAATTGAATATAACTCAGGCGATTTGGCTACTTATGTGGCTGCACCACCTGAGTGGGTAAAGTGGGAGAAGTCCACAGGCCACATCATCTCTCAGGCTCAGGAAAAAATCGGCATTGCTGATTTGCTCTTTCTTGCTTATCACGCCATGAAGCGTGAATCAGCTGGAAAGCCTGTAAAGCCTTTTGATGTATGGACTGAGACTGTTGCTGGCGTAGAAGTCGGTGATGCAAACCCAAAAGCTACCCAGTCGGAAGCCTAAGCCGCACTCTGTGGGAGATCTCATTAAAAACGGGTCTCCCACAGGATGCGTTTCAATCAGCTGAGGACATCCTGACAGTCTTGGAGATATTGGAGAAGCAAAATGGAAAGTGAAGCAATCAGCTATGACAAGGCTGAATTGCGCGCTATCACCAGGGCTTTCAAGGCAATGGATGATGAGGCCACTGACCAGGCAAAGCAAGTCTCTAGCAATCTCGCTGATTTTGTCTCCGACAAAGTAAAGAGCGCAGCGCGAGCAACCCGCGCAACTCCAAAGGTGGCAACCCGCATTGCGGAAGGCTCAAAGGTCTCAAAGTCATCTAAAATTGGAGAGATCTCATACGGCTTTGCATCACAAAAGTTTTCAGGTGGAGCAACCACTAAAGACCTTTGGGGTGGCTCAGAATTTGGATCTAACAAGTACAAACAGTTCCCAGTGTGGTCGGGCAAAGAGGGGCGCGGCTCTCGTGGATGGTGGATTTATCCAACATTGCGCAGTGTGCAGCCTGAGATTGTCAAACGCTGGGAAGAGGGATTCTCACAGATAGTTAAGAGGTTTGATTGATGGCAGGCTCACGCACACTCAAACTTTCCATCCTGGGAGATGTAGACAATCTCAACAAGAGCCTTAAATCAGCAGGTCAGGATGTGGAGACCTTTGGCGATAAGGTTGGCAAGGCTGGAAAGATTGCAGGCGCAGCGCTCGCAGCAGCCGCCACAGCAGCAGCCGCCTATGCCGTCAAAATCGGCATTGATGGGGTCAAAGCCGCCATTGAAGATGAGAAGGCACAGACACAGTTAGCCCTAGCCTTAGAAAACGCCACAGGGGCAACAAAGGGCGCAATTGCGGCCACTGAGGATTTCATTCTGCAGACATCTTTGGCAACTGGTGTTGCTGATGATCAACTGCGCCCAGCCTTGCAGCGCCTGGCTATCTCCACAGGGGATGTCTCAAAGGCTCAGGATTTACTCTCAACGGCTCTTGATATTTCAGCCGCTACAGGTAAGCCTGTGGAGACGGTGGCAATAGCGCTCTCAAAGGCCTATGATGGCAATTCCGCAGCTCTTGGCAAATTGGGAATTGGTCTCTCAGCTGCAGAGCTTAAAACCATGTCATTTGAGCAAGTGCAAAGCCGCCTGTCAGATCTCTTTGGTGGAGCAGCCGCAGCCAACGCAGACACTTATTCAGGCCGCATTGCTCGCATGCAAATTGCCTTTGATGAAGCAAAAGAGACCATTGGATTTGCTTTGTTGCCTGTGCTTGAAAAGGTCATGACATTCATCAACCAGGTTGCAACGCCCGCGATTCAGGCGCTCAACAAAGGCTTTGACGGCAACAGCGGATTGGCTTGGTACATTCAGAATGTCTCAAAGGTTATTCAGTCAATCTTTGTGCCAGTGTGGAATGGCCTTGTGTCAGCCTTTAACAGCATCAAAGTGGCAATTGGTGACAACCTAGATGCCTTTAAAACATTTGGATCATATATCTCTACCTATCTTGCGCCGATCATTGGCACAGTGCTAGGTGGAGCGCTTACTGTGGTGGGCAAGGTTGCAGCTGGTGTCATTGATGTAATTGGCTCTGTCATTGGCGTAATCAATGGGCTGGTCAGTGGTGCTATTGCTGGCATCAATGCTCTCATCCGTGCTTACAACGCTGTGCCGCTTTTGCCTAACATTCCAACAATCTCAGCACCGTCATTGCCTGCACCATCAGTGACTAGCAAATCAGTCTCAGTGCCATCCGTGCCTAGCATCAAAGTGCCAACGGTCTCAGGATCATCTAGCGGCGGTGGTGTCTCATCAGCTGGCGCATCAGGATCATCAGCAGCAAAGAGCTCTGCAAACCTGACAAATCTTAATTTTGGCTCAGGCGTGGACACCAACAGCCTTGCCAGTATTTCAAAGGCATCAGGCACAACTATTGCGCCAACCATCAACATTGGCGTGGCAGGAGATCCTGAGGGCGTTGCTCGCACAGTGGTTGATGTACTCAATCGCTCTTATGGGCGTGGAGCGCTAGGCGCTGAAAGTCTCTTGCTATGACCCAATGGTCACCTGAATGGTCATTGACCATCAATGGGGGTGGTGATTACACCAACATAACCCTGGCAAACCTGACAATTACATCAGGCCGCACTGACATTTATTCACAGCCTGTTGCGGGTTATGCCAACATTGAAATTATCAATTTGGACTTATCTCCAATTGTCATTGATGTAAATGACCAGGTGAGCATCAAAGTCAAAGATTCAACAGGCACATTTGTCAATGTGTTTGGCGGTTATGTGACAGATCGTGAAGTCTCAGTGACCACATCAGGCACAGGCGGCATCAATGAAGTTTTGCGTGTCACGGCTTTGGGCGCTTTATCAAAGCTGCCTAAAACTCTGACCGAAGGTGTTTTGAGCAAGGATTATGATGGAGACCAAATCTACACAATCCTAAGCGCGGCTCTCTTTAACACTTGGAATGAAGTGCCAGCGGCAACAACCTGGGCAACTTACAATCCAACAACAACCTGGGCAAATGCCGAAAATTCAGGGCTAGGCACAATTGACCAGCCAGGCAATTATGAGCTGACAGCGCGCTCTGCCAATACAACAGACATGTATAGCCTGGTGTCAGCGCTCGCCACATCAGGGCTGGGCTATCTTTATGAGGATGCTCAGGGGCGTATTGGCTACGCAGACAGCACCCGCCGCAGCTCTTATCTATCAACCAATGGCTATGTGACTCTCACAGGCAATCACGCTTTAACAGCCAACATCCGCACAATCCGCAGGCTTGGAGATTTGCGCAATAAAGTCACAATTCAGTATAAGGCAAACGCTGAGACCACAGCTGAGGATGCTGAGTCAATTGCCTTGTACGGTCAGCAGGCACAAAGCATCACAACATCAATTGAAAATCTTGCTGATGCTGAATCACAAGCTGATTTCTATCTGGCAATTAGAGCCTTTCCGCAGGATATATTTCAGAGCATCACATTTCCATTGGGCAATCCTGAGATTGACGATTCTGATCGTGATGCTTTGCTGAATGTGTTCATGGGTCTGCCTGTAGATATTCAAGATTTACCGCCAAACATGGTTGATGGCCGCTTTCAGGGCTTTGTTGAAGGCTGGACATTCAGAGCCAGTTACAACAATTTGAGCTTGACTCTTAATGTGTCACCGACGGCTTTCAGCTTGCAATCAATGAAATGGAATGATGTGGATGCAGGCGAGACATGGAACACAATCAGCGCAACAATGGATTGGAATAGTGCCACAATAGTGGCCTGAGAATAGGAGCAAAATGAGCACCACAACAACTAACTTTGGCTGGACAGTGCCATCTGACACTGACCTTGTAAAAGATGGCGCAGCCGCCATCCGTACCGCGCTTGGTGGCGTGGACACATCTTTTGTTGATCTCAAAGGTGGCACAACAGGGCAGGTGCTATCAAAGGCATCAGGCACAGATCTGGACTACACATGGATTGATGCAAATCCTGGTGACATCACTGGTGTGACAGCTGGTACAGGTATTTCAGGCGGCGGCACATCAGGCACAGTTACAGTCACAAATAGCATGGCAACAGCCATTGATGCTAAAGGTGATTTAATTGCTGGCACTGGTGCAGACACATTTGCGCGCTTGGCTGTTGGAACAAATGGCTATGTGCTGACAGCAGACTCAGCTGAGAGCACAGGCATGAAGTGGGCAGCAACGGCATCCACTGGTGGCATGACTTTGTTATCAACAACTGACATGGCTGGCTCATCCGCTGTTACTTTGTCATCAATCTCTGGATCATATAAAAACCTTGTCATTTACATGAAAGACTTTTACCCAGCCACCAGCAGCGGCATAAAATGGGAGATTAACAGCGACACAACAGCAACTAATTACTATTCCGCAGGTTATGAGGTACGCCCTGGCACTACACAGGGTGTCTATGGCTCTAACAATAATCAGTTGGCTAGCCTTTATTGTGAGAATGTGTCAGCTGATAACTTTTTGATGCTTGAATTGTTTGATTACGCTAACACGACAACTTTTAAACTTGCTCAGGGTCAAATGGCTTTTAAATCGGACTATTCAACAACCCGCGCATATACAGGCAACACACTTGAATGGAGATCAACAGGCGCAATTAGCCAAATTACATTTAAGAATACAGCTGGCGCAAACTTTACAGCAGGCACAATCCTACTTTACGGAGTGAATTAATGACTTACAAAATTACCGAGACAAACCACGAAACAGGCGAGACAACTACACGCAATGCAACGCCTGATGAAATTGCGCAATTCGAAGCTGACAAATTGGCATTTGAACAAAAGGCAGCTGAAATTGCAGCAAAAGAAGCCGCAAAACAAGCTGCATTGGCAAAGTTAGGTTTGACAGCTGAGGAGCTTGCGGCGGTTTTATCATGAGTTACCCAGTCGGATCAGCACCACACGCAATTGAAATTGCAAAGGTTGAAGTTGGCTACATAGAGACACCTGACAACATCACCAAATACGGTGAAGCCATGAAGGCTAATGGCCTACCCTGGTGTGGGTCATTTTGTAATTGGGTGCTCAAAGAGGCTGGCGTGAAGATTCACTCAGTGGTGAGCACAGTCAAAGGCGCTCAAGTGTTTATGGACTCAGGCCGCTGGTCTCAGACACCGAAGCTGGGCGATTTGGCATTTATGGATTTTCCAAATGACTCTGTTGATCGCATCAGTCATGTGGGAATTGTTGTAGGCATCAAAGGCAACACAGTAACCACCATTGAGGGCAACACTTCCGGAAGTGGAAGCCAAAGAAATGGCGGCATGGTCATGGTTAAAGAGCGCACAATTGGCAAGGAGATTGTTGGTTTTGGATCTCCAAAGTATGTGCCTTACAAGGGCGAATATCCAACTGTGCAACTCACACCGATTGAAGCACACCCAGCAAAAGGGAAGAAGGTAAAAAAGTAATGGAGCAATTCAAGGCAATAGCAGCATCATGGGCGCGCTCATTCTTTGCTGCAGCTCTTGCACTGTACATGGCGGGAGAGACAGATCCAAAGACTTTGGCAATGGCGGGAGCAGCCGCGGTTGCACCTGTCATCCTGCGTTGGCTCAATCCAAATGATGCAGCTTTTGGGGTCAAGGGGAAGTGATTCCGAAATGGCTACGGTTGGCAGCGCTCATGATGGGTCTTGGTGCGCTGTCAGCCTGTGGTCAGTACCAGGGCTGGACAAGATATGAGTGCCAACTCTATGAAAACTGGCAAAAGCCTGAATGTACTACGCCGCAGTGTGAAGTTCAGGGAGTCTGCACTAAAGACATCATTGGAGAGGACATCATTGGCCAGGACACCACGCCATCAAACACGCCTCAGCAATGAGCAGCTCAAAGCTCGCTTGATTGTCTTCATTGGCGTGAGCTTGTCATTGGTCTTTGCCATTTCTGTCATGGGCATGCTTTATGCTCTCATCTTTGTAACACAGCCAATTGGCGCACAAGCGCCCAATGATCGTGCATTTATAGACTTACTCACCACGCTGACAGTATTCCTCACAGGTGCGCTCGGCTCAGTGCTGGCATCAAATGGCCTAAAGGACAAACCAAAATCAGGGGAAGACACGCCCAAGTAAGGTTGCAATTCTTAGCCCAATAGGTCACTCTTAATCCATCAGCCCACAAGGGCTGTTGAATCGGGAGAATTCAAATGACTGTTTTGCACATCATTTTATTTATTAGCGCCCTGGCTTGCCTTTACATTGGCTACCAGTACGGCCACCAGGATGGACTAAAAGAGGGCATCTCAATTGGTTATCGCCGTGGAGCTGGGGTACGAAATGCCAATCGTTAAAGCCAAATCAGGCGTGTTTTGCGATACATGCAAAGATCGCTGGGGATATGTCAAGGGTGATGAAGGCCGCTCAGTGCCACACCCAAAAGGACGGCGTCAGGCTTACTCAACCATAATCAGTGAGACCCACTATGGCAAAGAGCCTGTCATCAGATCGCTGTGCTATCCATGCATGGATGAATCGAGCCGCTGGCATGACGGCACTATTTGGACAATCGCTGACCAGATCCAATACGCAAAAGACAACCGCAATGGACAACAACTAAGAATCGGTAGCTTGTTAAATGGCTAGATGCAGACTCTCAGACAAAAGCGCAAAAAAAATCAATGCCAAATTAGGTGTTGATTACGCCGTCTATATGTATCGCGGCGGCTACGGCAGATGGCTATTGGCTTTTAATCATTCAACTGACGGCACAGGTTCTGTCAGTTGTCACTACATAAATAGGGATACAGGAGAGATTGACATGAAAATTAAAGCAATTGCAGGGCGATTGTCTAAGTGCTGGTGTGGATGCGTAAAGGAGACAACAAATGGCATTTGATCTAAAGAATTATGAGGATGTGCAGAGCCGCGTTAAGCGCTGGCAAGAGGCCTATCCAATGGGCAGAATCGTCACAGAAATTGTGGAATTCAACGCTGAGAAGGGGCATGTGCTTATCAAGGCATCTTGCTACAGAGATGATGAGACAACACTGCCTGCAGGCGTGGACTATGCATTTGGCAATGTGGCCTTTTATCCAACGCACATGAAAAGATTCTTTATTGAAGATACATCTACAAGCGCAATTGGCAGATGCATCAGCCTGGTGCTCCCTGGTGACTTCCCAAAAGCAACTTTGCAAGACATGTCAAAGGTAGAGCGCCCAAAGTACGAAACACACACAGCTGTTGTGGACAACACTGATTACTGGACTGTTACAGCCGCAGATTCTGAAACCGTTGGCACAGCTGTGGAGCAGCTGCAGGAGCAATTGGGTGGTGAGGTGCTCAGTGAGTCACCAATCTGCGCACATGGCCACATGCTCAAGCGTGAATCAAAGTCTGATGCACCCAAAGAGTGGTGTGGATACTTTTGCTCAGAGAAGACCAAAGCAAAGCAATGCCCACCTATTTGGATGATTAGAAGCGCCACAACAGGCCAATGGCGGTTACCATAAATGGGATATGTAGAGATATTTAGACCTGATGGCACAGTCACAAAGCTCAGTGGTGGTGAAGTGGTTTGGACAGATAAGAGCTTTATGTGCGATTGCTGCGAGAGCCTTAAACCTGTGTTTGGATCAGAAATCACAAGCTCTGATGGCCTGGACTTGATTCAGATTTGCCAAGATTGCAAAGAATATCGAAAGCGAGCAGTCAAATGATTGTGCAGCTGACAAATGATGAGCAAATAGCCATCACACAGGCAGGCCTACAAAGAGCCATCAGATACAAGCCACAGTGGGAAGGGCGCACATTCAAGCGCAATTACCAGCATGACAGAGAGCAGCTCAACTTTGCTGAGTTTGTTGTGCAACAGTCACAGGCCATTGCAGCTGAGGTTGCTGTGTCAAAGTATTTCAGGCAGCCGATTGATTTGGAAAACATCAATTACAAAGAGAAGGCGGATGTCGGCCACAACATCGAAGTCAAATGGACAAAATGGCTAGACGGCTCACTCATCCTCACAGAGCTTGACCGCAAAGAGGACATTGCCATCTTGGTCACTGGATCAATGCCAAAGCTGAAAGTGTGCGGATGGTTGCCAATAGTCATGGCACAGCGCAATAAGCAACAGCGCTCTGACGGCTCATGGTGGATTAGCCAACACGATCTGCACCCAATGGCAGACTTTTCAAGGAGTATCTATGGCGCAGGTTATTAAGTACCAATGCAGGCCTGAGAAGCGCCTGACCAATCACACGATCATTGAGAATGAGTGGGCATTGCCTGAGTATGTGGTCTGTCTACAGTGTCAAAGCTGTGGAGTCATGGGCATAGCCGTATTAGACAAGGAGACTGCCTACAATGCCGATCTATAACTACAAATGCCAATTGTGCAATGCACAGGTGGAAATCAGTGCCAAAATCACTGAGGATGTGTGGCCGCCAATGTGCTGCCATATTGTCATGCAGCGAGATTATCAAGCGCCTGGTGTCATATTCAAAGGCACAGGATGGGGCAAAGATAAATGAGCGACTATCAACAAGCAGTGCGAGATGTGATTTTCAAAGCTGTAGAGCGAGAGATCCCAATCTACGTGGCTGCAATTATGGTTGAGTCAATAATTCTAAATGAAATTGATGGTGCTAAATGACACGCCGCAACAAGGCTCTGACCAGCACTTTTACTGATGCGCTTGACATGTATTTGACAAAGGCTTTACGCTCTACACGCTCCCAGCGAGCGCCGAAGGCTGGTAGCTCGCGGGGGCGTTTAGTGCTTTGGGGAGTTCTATGTCTTACGGCTGGCAGCCTACAGACCGCGCATGCTGAGAAGATCTCAACAACTGACATGCTCAAGCTTTATGCACATTCAAGAGTGATTGATTACAAGCAATTTCAATGTCTCAATAAGATAATTACAAAAGAGTCAAGATGGAATGTAAGCGCTCGCAATGGCTCACACTATGGGCTAGGTCAAATGCGCTCTACCTGGTATAGAGACTTAGACGGATACAGGCAGATAGATGCAACAGTTGCATATATAACAAATCGTTATCAGACTATGTGCAATGCATGGAAGCATCACACTAGAAAGAATTATTACTGATGAGTACATTGAAGGACAATGGAAGCACAAGCGCATGGCGCAAGATAAGAGAGCGCATACTCATAAGAGATGGTTACACATGCCAATGGTGTGGAAGTGAAGCCAACACTGTGGATCATGTGATTGAGCGCAGTCAAGGTGGTTCAGATCATGAGGACAATCTCATTGC